GTAAAGATGTATGGTATTACACACAAATTAAAGTCCGTAATGGTTTCAAAGCCTTCGCTATGGTGAATATCAACACCTTTGAATATATGTTAAGATGAGACCCCAGAAACGACATTCAATACAAAGAATACGAAAAGTTTTGTGAAGAATATAATAATCCAACTTGGATAGAACTTTCTTAAAATAAGTTTGGTAGATTAAAAAAATAGTAGTATCTTTGTAGAACAATATAAATAAATAAGAAAAATGAAAAACAACATCAAAAATTATTCAATCGCAACATTAGAATTAGTAGAAGAAATCCGTAATATGTCTAACGAGAATCTTTTAGATTATGTCAACGATTTGATAACAAAACAAAAACAAGCTATTGTAATAAGTAGTATTCTCAAACACGATTTGAATGATAATTTTATGGAACGACTTGATTGTCTTAACATAATTAAAAATAGTTTAGAATGTCTTTTGACAGAACCAAAATAAGTATTACCTTTACAGAACAATTAACAATAACAATTTAAAAGCAACAGAAAAAATGATGAAAGAACAAGAAATCAAAGGAATTAAAGAAAACTTACTATTCTATTACCCAATCGGTTCAGATAGAATGATGGCTCAAAGATACAATGTTGAAACTGATGAACTCGTATATGAGACAGAAATTTCGGGTCAATATATATATGATATGACCTTATCTATTTTCAGAATGTTTAACAACCCCACTAATAAAAAAACAACAATGAAAAAAACAGAACCAATAGTAGAATTTTTTGACCTTGAATTTTCAGAAGGAGCCGTTGAATGGATGGATGAGAATGGTAAAATTAAAGATATTGATAAACTCCATAGATATATGACCGAGTCATTTAAAGACCCACTATATTATATTTTACAAACATTTAATGATTATTTGGTAGAACAAGAATAAGTCCGTATATTCGTAGGACAATTAACAATAACAATTTAAAAGCAACAGAAAAAATGAGAAACTTTAACGACATCTACAACGAACTAATCAATCACCCTGACTATGTTTATTCAGAAATCTACACCAAAGAAGATTACACAACTGAAATTGCGGAGTTCCTTTTTGAGGAAGGACGAATTGAAGACATCAACGATTGTGAAAAAGAAGCGGAGAAAATCTTCAATGAAAACCGAGAGTCCATCACCAAAGACATTGGATACTTTCTTGGAAATGTTTATGAATACGGCTCCCCGTTTGAATTCATCTTACAAAAAGTTGATAAAAAATATCCTGAATTGGATTTGGTATAACAAGAATAAGTCCGTATATTCGTAGAACAATTAACAATAACAACAACAACAATTTAACAACAACAGAAAAAATGAAAAAAGTAATCTTAACAATCGCAACAATCCTTTCAATCGTAGCATGTGAAAAAGTACCAACCACAACAGAAATCGCAGAACAGGCGGTATTAGAAACTCTACTTGACCCAACATCTTGGGAGCCACTTAAGTCAGAAATTACGGACAGTATTACCTCCTCTGACATAGACAGTATCTTTATCATGGAAGGAACTCAACTGGCTATGAAATATTTAGACGAATCAGAGGAGAACCTTAATATGTGTAATATGATGGTAACAACTCATAATAAACAGAAATACTTGGACAAAGCACAAGTGTCAACGAAAACCGCACAAATGATTATGACCGACAAAGTAGCACCTATCAAAAAAAGATATTTAGAACTACGAGGTACTGAAAACGACACACTTGTCAAAGTAATCGTTCATGTAAACGGATACGCAACCTCACGAGATGGACAGCGTCGTATTGGAACTTTTGAAGTGGAAATGTCCCCAACTAACGAAGTGTTGAAAACCTCATCACTTTAATATCTAAAAAAATAAGTTTAAGTGTTCGTGTAAGAAGGGAGGGTAGAAATACTCTCCTTTTTTTATGCCCTATCTTGAAGCATTTTTTTCAACTCTCGGTTTTCCTTTTTCAACTCATCAACTTTATCTTCCAAAGAATTTACTTTGATAAGTAATTCTTCAACTTGATTTCTTAAGTCGTCAATTAGTAATTGATATACCCCTATTGACCTTTCTATATTTGTAATACTTAATCCTTCAACTTCTTTCCTGGTCTTTTGTACCCCAAAGAAAAAGGTTATAATACCCGTTATAGAACTGATTACAATCGTTATTAGTGTGTCTCCCATGTTAGTTGTCGTCTTTGTTAAATGGTTGTCTTAAATACTCTCTGGCAACCTCAGCATGCTCTTGGCAAAGTTGTGTTTTATATCTTGAATCTAAAGGTAATACCCTCATATCTCGGCTACTTCTACATCTTTGAGTGTAACCCGCAATGGATTCACCCCTAATATATTTAGGTAAAATCATAACTGAAGACCTGAATAGTATTTGGTATCAATATTGGATGGTACTGTCCCGTCAGTTGTACATAACTGAAATTCGGGGAATAGTGCTGAATTCTTCCATAACCAATTGGTTGCTCTTTGGGAGAATGTCTCAGCAATGTTTCTAAAGTTTGAACGAAGTTCTCTGTATCTTGAGATATCAGCCGAAGATGAGTTCTCACTACTTTCAACTTGAAGACCCCTGTTTCCCATAACCGCCAATAGATTACTCAAAGCGTGATATACACTCCAATAGGTAACCATATCCACGAGGTAATCATCAACCAATGTCTTATATGACCCAGATAGTGTGTTATTTTGAATGTCAGCGTATATCTTATTGATAAGGTCATCTCCACACAGTGTAGTAATTTGAACGGACTGGGCAAGGATTATTGCGGGTTTTAGATTCGCACTTAATAGATTTCTATCAAGGGGTGTCTTATCAAGGATTTTTTGTTCTGTAGTTAAGAATATCATATTAGTTCCCAATAGTTAGTAAATTTGTTTATAACAGTTACAGGTTGGTTGTATTTCAATGATAGAATGTCTTCCAATCCCTGATTCATCTCAGCCAATTTTGGTTTGATGTTGTAATTCATCATGTGTTTTGTTGCCACTTCAATCTCACCAGCATTCTGTGAGAATGGTGAATTAGAGAAACTATGAATACCAAGTAATAGGGGTGATGAAATCTGCCAAGCCGTTAAGACGGATTGTGAAGCGTAAGATAAGATATCCACATAGTAGTTATCACCAACCGTAGATTGGATTGGGGTTACTTGTACTGCTTCTTCAGGTGATGCGGCAAAACCTAACATCAATTTAGCCCCATCTTTTCCTTGATAGGCTTCAATAAGTTGTTCCTTAATTTTTCTTCTTTCTGTCTCATCAGGAGACCCGAACATCTGAACAAAAAGTTGAGGTGTAAGATTTGAATCAATCGCTTTACGGTGGTATGAAAATATATCACCCTCCAAGATAATTGAGTTGATTCCTGATTGATAAGGAACGGTTGGATATACTTTGTTGTTTGAAGGGACATAACGAGTCCAATAGAACATCTGTCTCTGACCTTTATTATCGGCATCAACATCACCATATTCAACAACTGGATTGTTTCTAATATCAGACCAATCATCACAAACATAAAATCTCGTTGGATATATCTCATCAAGACCTAATTTACCAACACGAATTTTTTGGAATGGAATGTGGTAATAACCGACAATTGCGGTTCTCTCACGATTCCATATCACTTCTAAACCATAACCACCGTATAGGTAGAAATCGTATAAAATCTTGTAGTATAAAGACGAGATTGACTCTGTCTTATTTATTAAGACATTACCTAATCCTTCAATCTCCACACCCTGACCATAGGACATAGAAACAGTCATATCACAGGCGACGGAATGTATAGGAGAATTCTCCTTTAAGTCCAAAAGGAATTGAGGGTACTCATTCTTGGCACCCCACAGGTAATAGTCATACCGTTTGTTATCCATTTCTTCATTACGGATAATCTTGTTTTGACTTATGTTGAAAGTTTGTAAATCCATTTAGTTATAAATATATCTTTTTTTATTGGTCAAGAGGTATCAATTCTTCAGGGATACTCTCAACTAATTTCTTTTTATCTTCTTCTTTCAGATACTCCCTAAACTCCTCCATAACTAAAAAAATGTAATAGAGACCTTCTGTATTAACATCCTTGAACTTTATGGGGAAATCCAATAGAATATTACCGTAAGAGTTTTTGACATCACTGATAATGTCCAAAGCCACTTCTTCGTTTTCTAATATTAAATATTCAATCATAATGTTTTTTAGTATAATATAGGAATTATACGATTATTATCAATAACCTAAATCAGGGTCATATACCTCACTCACTTCAGGATTGTCATAGAAGACATCAGAGAAGAGTTCTGTGATATATGCGATACCTACATCCAATTGGTTATATGCCAACGCTGGGTTGAGGTTTATTGGATTTATCTGTTCGTAGATTGAGTAACTAAATTCACCAATCTCATCAACCTTAATATCTGGTGTATTCAGATGAGTGACGGGATATGTTTTATAATACACAGGTGTATCATCACCATAGTATTTCCACGGCTCCATTGATGATACAGTAATCCCATTTGGAACATATACCGTTCCAGTCATTGATGTTCCTCCAGTGGATGTTCCCGTATATGAAATCTTATAGACATCTTCCAATGGGACGGGAGCGGTCGCTCCAACCACAGCAATTCTACCTTCGTCAGTCCCACCACCTCGTGTTTGTCTGAACACTGCTGTGACTCCCGTAAAAGGCAGGTCATTGATGGTAGTAGTGAATCCCGTGTCATTGACATCATCCATTCTATCATTGGTATCCGCCCAATCAAACTGAACCGAAAAGAAGTTGACGGTAGGTGTCCATATAGTCATCTTTGGATATGATTTACCCGTTCCCTTGTATCTTACATCGTCATAAGAATAATTTGGACTAACTGTCCAATACCAAGCCAATGTACCTCCCGTTAAGTTTTCAGTCCCACCACTAATAAAATTGAACTCAAATAAGTCATACCTTGCGTTGTAAGGGTTTCCAGTATAAGAGGTAACATTCTGTGGTATAAATGACCACTTCTTA